GGGCAATCTCTGGGTAGCCAACAATACCATTTATCTTGGCAATGTGCCACTGGCCATTGGCGCCGGCAATGTGCTCACTGTCAACGGCAATGCTGTGCTACAAAACAATTCTAACAGCACGATCTCAACCACGGGCAACATCACGGCCAACTACTTCGTGGGCAATGGCAGTCAGTTGACTGGCCTAGCGGCCACTTACGGCAATGCCAACGTTGTGGCCAACTTGGCTGCACTTGGATCCAATCCCATCAGCACCACGGGCAACATCACGGCCAACTACTTCGTGGGCAATGGCAGTCAGTTGACTGGTATTGTTTCAAGTTATGGCAATGCCAATGTGGCCAACTACTTGCCTACATTCTCGGGCAACATTTCAGCAGGCAATGTCAGTGCCTCAGGCAATGTCACAGCAAACTATTTCGTTGGACTCTCAGGAAACATTACCAATCTTGACAGTCTAAATTTCACTGTGGAAAACATCAGTGCCCGGATAGGTAACAATGGGGTCAACATCGGAGCTGGGGGCTACAACAATCTTGTTGTGTTGCCAACCGAAGTGTTGATACAAAACGTTCCGTTGAAAGTGGCCGGCAACATCGTGGCCAATGAAACCAATGGCCTGTACATCACAGCCAATGCTCCAGTGGGCGGCACAGCACGGATCTGGAACTTTGATATAGATGGAAATTTAACTGTTGCAGGCAACATACAAACCATCTCTACAGGATTCCAATTTAGTTCCAACATCAGTGGCATTAACACTGGAAGCCCAACTGTGATAGTTACCTTGACTGGAAGTGTGTTTGGCGCCATTGAAACTGGACAAGTAACAATTTCTGGTGTGGTTGGAACTACTCAAGCAAACGGTACATGGTATTACGCATCCATAGATCCCAGTAACTTTGTGCTCTACAATGATGCGGCACTGACCAATCCAGTGAATGGAAATACCTGGACTGCATATAGCAGCGGTGGTATAGCTGTATCTCCAGGATACAGTAACATATCTATCACTGCAGGAAATGTATCCTTAGTCACCGGCACCGGTAACACTTGGCTGTTTGGCACAGATGGTCGTTTAACGTTCCCGGGCACACCTAGGATTGACACCAACTCCGATAACTTTGAAGTACAGGCAGCAGAATCTATCAATCTTGAAGCAAACGCTGTGGTCAACATCTACACAGATACCAGCGGAACCGCATACCAATGGCAGTTTGGTGATGATGGCAACTTGAATTTGCCCAACGGTGGTAGCATTATAGTAGATGGCGGCGACGGTGCGATAGGACCTGTTAGCGATGACATGGTGATTTCCTGGGACAACGAAGAACTGATTTTGCGATCTGTGGGCGGCGATGTTGATGTTGAAGCCGACAATGATTTCAACATTCGAGTCAACTACGACGGCGGTGCCACTGACTACCTAACCAAGTGGGTGTTTGGTCAAAATAACGAAATTGTTAACATTACTGGCAACAGTGCCATTGTCACAGAAGCCGGCAATCTCAATCTACAAGGCGGTAGAAACACACTCAGCAGTGGCAATGTGCAGATCACAGCAGTCAACAATGGTGTGGCTATAAACACCTGGACATTTGACAACACTGGTAATTTAACTGCGCCCGGAAATCTAATATTCGCCAACAACTATGTCTACAGCGGCAACACATTTAAATCTCCCAATAGCACTGTTGGCAACTTAAACGCTTTTGCTTGGCAGTTCAGTGACAATTCTATAGGCAACGATACCATTACACTACAATGGAACTTGTTTGATACTACAACAAGTCAATGGTATTTGTCAACTGATTCACAGACCAATGCCTGGACTTTAGACAGTGCTACTAAAAAATTCTCATACAGTGCTTTAAATGCATCACCTGGTTCGGCATTGACGTTTGGTAATGCTGCAGCCAATGGCACAGGTGCTGTCAATGACATTGAGTTGACATCCAGCGATAGCAATGTTTATATCAGAGCCAATAGCAGCAGTTGGCAGTTTGACAACGATGGTACCTTAAGTGCTCCGGGTAACATTACAACCACTGGCAATGTATCGGCAGCTTATCTTGTGGTATCCGGAGGCATCCGCGCTACAGGAGCCAGCCCGGCACCCACCTTGTCCGGCTTCAGCAGTATCTCTACCGTGGGCGCTACAGGCAACATCACTGCGTCGGGTACCTTGATAGCCAATGTGGGCATCACCACTGTGGGCAATGTTACCGGCAACTACTTTATAGGTAACGGTAGTCAACTCACTGGTATAGCCGCAAGTTATGGCAATGCCGAGGTGGCAACATTCTTGGGTGCATATGGTAGCAACACAGTAAGCACTACAGGCAATATCACCAGTGGCAACTTGATCACAGGCGGACGTGTTGTGGCCACAGGCAATATCGTAACTGGTGGTCAGCTACAATCCTCGGCATTCACTGGTGGCAATATCAGTTGGTCAGCCAACAACCAAACTGACTTCCAAGGTCAAATCAAAGTTGGCGGAACTGGACGTCTTCTGAGTCCAGGTGGTGCCGCTTCTATCACATTAAACAACAACGGTGCTAACATACCAACATTGGGTGTTACAATAGGAACTGCGGCTACCTCAACTACCACAGGTGCATTGATTGTAACTGGTGGCGCTGGACTTACTGGCAACATATACGTTGGCGGCATAGCCAACATTGCAGGCAACGTCAACGGGTCAGGAGCCACATTCTCTGGCAACGTTACTGCACAAAACTTAATTGGAAACATATCAATCACAGGCAATGTCACAGGCACATCGTCCAATGTGACCTTGGTAGCCGGCTCATACAATTGGACATTTGACAACACCGGTAACTTCACTTTACCCGGCAACACATTCTCTGTAAACTATGCCAACAACACACCGGTGGATGTGGTCACAAGATTTGAAGGCAGTTGGACTGTGCCTGTGGGCAACAGCACCCAGAGTTTCACTGTGAATCCCAACGAGACCTATTATATGTGGGTTGATTGCAATATCCCCAATGGTATCTTGACCTGGAATGCCACGGCCACAGTGACCAACACCAACGTATCTGTTGTGGGTGCTCAGTATGCCTGGGTCTACAGCGGTGGTGGCACACCCATTGACTTTACCAGCATACCCAATCAGTTTGTGGGCACTGCAAACACCATAATTCGGAGCAGTGTTGCTCCCAGTGCAACTACCAATAGATTTGACTTTGGCATCAACAACACCAGCGGCAATACTGTAACTGTGCGTTACGGTTGGGTCCAAATCAGTTAATGGATCAATCATGATCATACAAGGCGTTACACTCGTTGGTGTCACTGTATATGATGGTGTTGTAAACAACGGCCTACAACTGTATCTTGACGCCAGCAACACCACAAGTTATCCGGGCACAGGCACCACTTGGTTTGATCTAAGTGGGCAAGGCAACGATGTTGCAATGCAGAACTCGGGCAGTATTTCGTATACTAGTTCAGGCGGCGGATACTTTACTTTGGTCAGCAATGGATATTTTAACCGAGCCTCAACCACAGGTGTTCCTACTGGATCCAGTGCCTATACCATGAGTGTATGGGTTCAGTGGCCCACTGGAACTTGGCCTGGGTCTGGAGGCATGATTGGTGTAGGTAATTCAACTGGTGGCAATCAAACCAATCAATTTAGATGTAGCACCACTAACATTTTGATAAACTATTGGTATGGCAATGATCTAGCCGCAACCAGCTCAGTTAGTCCTACATCGCAATGGTTTAATGCTGTGGCCCAATGGGATGGCACCACTAGAAAAATCTGGGTTAACGGCACAGAAATTGCGTCAGCTGGTGCCACAGGAATCAATGTCACATCAAGTCTGTTACAAGTTGGTGCTACTAATCTGGGCGGCAGTGAACCACTACAAGGCCGAATAGGTCAGGCTTTGATCTACAACCGTGCGTTGACCTCAACAGAAATCCAACAGAATTACAACTTAGTCAGATCAAGGTACGGAGTATAACTTCAATCAGTGGCGTTCAATCACTGCCAGTTTATCTCGGATTTCTTCAATCTTGAATGTGGCATACAGACCTGGATGCAGAGGTTTAGGCACAGTGCCTGCAGCTATCCAAGCATAGCCAATATGTTCGTGATTTAGCGTGGGCACAAATTCTTCTACCACAGCGCAAAAAAAAGTATGATAGTTAAAGTTATTGTCGTTGCTGGTAAACTTTTCAATGGGAATTAGTTTTTGATATTCGGGAACCATGCCCAATTCTTCCTGGCATTCTCGCTCCACTGCGGCCAGCATGGATTCACCTGATTCTATCTTACCACCGGGTAGTCCCCAGGAGCCCGGGTGTTTGGGATCGTTGCGCAGTAAGTAAAGATATCTATGTGTGGCAGCACTGTAAAACATGATGCCTACAGCATCAACAGATTTCAAAGCACAATGCTCCAATCGCCACCGCGATAGAAGCCTTCGTAACTTTTGATCCAGCCCAAATCAATATCAAACTTATACTGCACTTTGGTCTTGAGATTGGTCACAAATTCTATCTGCTGGTTGGGCTGTACTTCACTGGCATCAAAGGAGATAAACCAACGCTGACCATCATACTCTATAATGTCATCAGCTGAGGCTATTAAACTTACGCCGTTTTCAGTCCAAGCCGGTGCTGGATCAGTGTTGTCTACACTACCTATATTGTCAGTTAACAAATAACGCTGTCCTGGAGATGCCAATGGTAATCCTGATCCCGGACCTGAACGCTGTGGATTAATCACAGCGTTGATAGGCTGAAGTGTATTGGGAGGTAAGGTATCTGCATCCACAGAGAATAACAGGATACGATCGTCTGACGGATGATAAGCCACCGTGCCTATTATTTCAGTTTCTAGATCGTGATTCTGTATGCGTATCTGGCTGATACCATTGCGCAGCGCGCCATATAGGTCAACAACATTATGCCATAATAACGTGCTGGTCTGATCTTCTGTGGGATCATTTAGTTCAACATTGGGTGGTTGATGCGGCACGTTACTGCGCAGACACTGTATCTGTCCTTCTAGCAACAGTATCTGATATCCCATGGGAGTGACCACAGCACGAGTTCCGGCTAAAATATCGTCACCAGTTAACGCATTGTTGGCATCGCCTGATTCATCGAATATGTTGGTAATGATCTTGTGTATCACTCCATACTTGGTGACTTTCACTGGCGGAGATATCCACACCGGCAGTTTCAATGTAAAGGTCATGATATCGATGCTATTACCCTGCCCTTGTGGAATCGTTCTACTGCTCCACTGTAGGTCAGTCTGCTCCAATGTCGTAAGGCTAGTCCAGTCGATGTAGTTGTCGGTGCTTTGTATTTCTATCGCAGGATTGAACAGAGTGCCAATCTGCTCAAAGATGCTTTGCTTCTGTTGTTCGTTGCTGGTCCAGAAATCTACATTTATGGTAATGTCGTACGGCACGGGCATCATGCGCTCCACGATAAATGCATTGCCTTGTGTGCGCTCGTAGGTGTTGGTCACGTCGTCATAGGTTCTTTGCCGCACAGCGATTTTACCGGTAAAGGTTGGATCCTGTACACGTTCTCTAGCATACTTGACATTGGAAATATAAAAAGTGACCTGCGGTGCTGCTGGCAAGTTGTTTTGAGTGTTCTTGGCTATGATGTCAGCGGCCTGCCTTGATGCATTGCCGTACATACAAGGAATTCTCACTAATATGGGATTGCCTTCTTGATCTTTGCCATATTCGCACTGGAAGTTGCTGAATGCACGAGCGATCTGCAGCATGAATCTACGGATCTGCCCGTCATAAAAGTAGGGTACTAGATTATTGGCCATGACTATTAGTTATCGTCCTTGGGTCGCAGTGCTTTAGATAATGATTGCTTGCGAGGAATTTCTCCGCGATCAGTAGTCGAGATATCACCAGGATTGTTATAGAACCCATAGTGTTCTGTGTCATTGGTATTGCTGGGAGTGATATTGGTCCGTACACGATCTTCAAATTTGACCCAGTGTGCGCCATCAAAACGGAACAGCCTGTTGGGCATATAATCAAGACGCAGACAGAAATCGCCTTCTCGGGGACTGCGAGGAAACACCACACCAGGCGTTACTGGTGCACCATTGGGAGGTAGCCCATCACCCGTGAGATAACCCATGGTCCATGCATTGTCTCTGGGTGTGATGCTTTCTGACGAAGAAGGTATATCTGTTTGTGAACTGTTGACTAATGTCAGATCAGCAGTATAAGTGGATCCCAGGGGCTCGCCATCTACAGTGGTAGGCACGATATAGAAAGGCACAGTATCGTAACCTGACAAAGGAACTTCTGCTTCGGCCTGTGCCAGTATGGCATTGTTGATGTCTATGTTCTTCTGGTACGTAGACATCATGTCTCGGAAAGTTTGATCCTCGTCCGGACCCCAATAAGGATCGTCATCTTTGCCAGTGGGCGCTACACCCGTGGGCACATCTTGCTTGGCAATATAGTTCTTGTCACCAAAGGTAACACGATCACCTTCGAAGTATGCAGTGTCTTTGCCCCAAGGACCAAAGTAGTTGGTCTGATCCTCGGGTTGATTAAGTATCTGTGCAAATTCTTGACTGTCTACCAAGGGTTCGCACTTGACGCGCCATAAGTGCGGATACCAAGTGGGACTAAATCCTTCGGCCGCATTGGCTGTGTCCTGCACCACATAATATCTTTTGAGACTAGTCTTGACTTCGTCGTAATTTAATGGATAGAACTCACGAAGATAAGGCATTTCAATAACATCACCCGACATCAGCAGTCGACCCAGGGTATTGACGCAGTCGGTTTTGTGTACGGTACAGAACAGTGTGTCGTTGTTGAGGAATAGGCCAAACTGTGTGAGATCAAAATCAATGTTCTGCATGGTATGATGCATACGCAGTCTATACACTGTGGTATCATACTTGCGATCTCTGTTTTCTAAGTACAGCAAGTCTTGGATGTTGTTGACACTTTGATTTAAGTAATCAGGTTGCGTGGCATCATTGCTGGTGCCCTGATTGATAGGCCCCACGTACTTGTGTATCAATACCGTGGCACAGCCCACAGTGAATTGTTCTGAAATCCTGCGGTCAAACCATTTGTAGTCGTTGGTAAAATTCTCGCGGTAAAGACTGAGTTTGGGCATAATAGATATTTAGCGGTTTTTTGGTAGCCCAGTATTTGATCAAATATTCGTTTTCGTGTAATATCATGCTATGACACAATTGGTAATTCAAAAAGCAGAAGATTGGAACAGTGTAGAAGCCCTGCTACGCCAATATTTACGGGGTCTGGAGCAGGGCTCCGACGGACACCGCATCATCAGGGCCATAGATCATCTTATAGCCGAACTCAGCAATATCGAAGTAGAACAGCGTAGACTGCACAGGGTTTTACCAAAACAT